AAACACATAGACGGTGTAGATGTCTATGACAAGGGTATAAAAGAATTAGAAATTGATAAAATTTATAATAACATCTATATAGAGGATATACGGAAATTTAACTTTGATAAATATGATTTAATCATCCTAGGAGATGTACTGGAACATTTAACACTAACAGATGCCCAGAAACTCCTAACCACGTGGATAGAAGGAGATAAAACAGACCACTTATTAATCAGCATACCCTACGAATTAAAACAAAACCCTACTGAAAACCCTTATGAAAAGCATTTACAAGACAACATCACCCCTAAATATATGAGGGAACATTACCCTTACCTTAAACTTATTTTTGAGGATGAAATGGAGAATATGAAAGATAAAAGAATAGGAATTTATGTTTGGAACAGAGAAAAAGACGGAGTTGATATGAAATGACATTACCCCAATGGAAAAATCTTAAACCACAGGAAAAAACCCAACGTGGACTGTATGAACTGATTAAAAAGGAATTAGACGGTAAAATGTCAGCGAATAAAAAGGTTGAAATTAAAGACGAACCCTTCACCCTTAAAACAAGTAAAAAAGAAGAATAGGAGAATAAATCGTATGAGCTATTGCACCGCAGATGAAGTGATACAACTAACAGGATTAAAACCACAACACCTCCGCATCACCGTGGAGGATGGAGATGACGGAGAAGCTGCATTAGAAAACCTCTTGAAGACATGGATTTCACATTGCGAATCCCTCATAAACAGCTACTGCAACACCACCTTTGATGATGAGGATCTACCCGGTGCAATTGGTAATGTTTGTCTGCGTATGGCGTCTAATATGGTTGCTTTCAGTCAAACACGCCGGGACACGCCTTTGGTGAAGGTGGATGATTGGAAAGTGGCTATAAGTAGTAGTAGTATTTTCACTAATGACCTTAAATTGGATTTAAAACCTTTTGTGGTGGATAAATCCCGTGTTTCAGATAAAATCGACTTCTTTAGTATAACGGGGGATTAGACAAATAATGGCTAGTATGTACGTTGAAATTGACCTGAAACGTGGAGAACCCGAAGGAGTAACCTACAAGATCGTTAAAAGAACAATTAGTCTATCCCGGTTAGAATTGAAAGGCAATATCCAACGTAACGCCCCCGTAGATCAAGGTAAATTACAGGGTGGATGGTTCATATCACCCTCCCCCGGATTGGGTGGTAGTGTTCATAGTAATGCTCATTACACCTCCTACATGAATGATGGTACGGGTATATACGGCCCAAGGGGTCAGGTTATACGCCCCAAGAGTAAGAAAGCCCTTAAATTCACCACCAAAGGCGGGACGACGGTATTTGCTAAATATGTGCGTGGTATTAAACCTCGTCGTTTTGTGGAGAAAAGCATAACACAAACCGAAAGGAGAAACGATGAATTCCTTATACGAGCGGTAATGGAAAATGAGGGATCACTATGACATTGACAATGGAAGATGGATTATTAGCACCTAACAAGGCAGTTTTAGCCTATTTAGAAGCGGAGCAAGAAGAGGAGGGGTTGCTGGAGGATGTTAAAACCATTAAAACAACCACAAAATCAGACACACCCACCGATTTACCCGCAGTTTGGGTGCATGAACACCCCACTATAGCAGAAGATGGCAGGAAAGGCAGTACAAACCTTTCACACACCCAATTCCTAATGACCCCCTTCGAGTTCATCTGTATCGAATATGATGATATGGTGGATTGTGCTGCGGATAAGGCTAAGAATTTAGCCACCCGTGTAGGTGCGTCGATATTGAATAATTATAATATTGTTAAAGACGATTCTGATACGAGTATTCCCCCACGTTTGTTTACTATGATACGTTTCAATACGTTGATACCAGATGGTGAGGTTACTATTGCAGCTAAGAAGGATATTATCCCGGCGGCGAGTATTATATTTGATTTTGTGTATCCGATTAGGTGGTTGCAGTGTAAGAGATAGAAAGTTAATGATTATTATTATTTTTTATTATTATTATTATTTTTTTTGGGAATTATTAAATTAAAAAAAAACCCATTTTGGAGGTAAAAAAAACATGGCAAATCAATTACAAAGAGTATTTGGACTTATAAGAGAATCAGATGACAGCTACGGAACAACACCCACAGCGGATAGCCCTGACTTTCACATGGAAATAACAGAAAGCAGCATACCCATAGAAGGCGACCTACTAACCGTGGAATCAGGAAGCAGAGGCACTAAACTAAAAAGACCCGGAACATACCTACCACAACCCGAAATAGAAGGAGTGGTAGACCTTAAACAGATAACCCACTTCCTACTCGGAGCATTAGGCGAATACGTATACACCGCCGGAGGTACAGGTGAAAAAAATATACATGAATTCTATGGTGGAGAAAACCGTAAACTACCCAGTTTCACCAGTTACGGTCACTTTGATGAGTTCATAAAGAAAGTTAAGGGAACATTAATCACCTCATTGAGTATGGAAGTAAGTAATGAGTTCATCACCCTCAGTGTGGGGTGTGTAGCACAAAAAGACACATTAATCGATGATATGCCCGATGCAACCGAGCTTAAAACAGTAGATGCCGTCATACCATTAGCCTTTTATGATGTAACCTTAGAACTTGATGGAGAAACCCCACCTGGTATTGTATCATCCTTTAAATGGGAGATTACAAATGACATAAGCACGGATGACAGTATAGGAATCGGAAGCAGATTCCTAACCATAAAACCAGCCGCTGGTAAAAGAACAAACACCGTTGAAATGGAAGTATCCCTAGAAGAGGATACTGTTAAATACATTCGTATGTTTGAATATGGAGAGGAAGACGCCGATGAACCTACCGATTGTAAAATAGCACACGTACCATTAAAGGTTGTCCTTGCTGCTTGTGAAAATCCTAGTGAAAAATTAACAATCCAATTCCCCGATTGCACGGGTCAGGTGGAGTACAGTGCAAGTGGAGCGGATGCTATAATGCTCAATTTAACCTTGGACAGTATGAAAACGACTAATGTCGAATTGGATGATGGGGTTACTGAAGTGGAAACAGATGTTTATTGTAAATTAGAGAATGATGTACCGGAAGTTGTGGCGGGTGGTATAACAATGCCTGTCAGTGAACCTGAAACCCCTTAAAACATCCCCACCCCTTTTTTTTATTACTTTTTTTTTAGGAAATAATATTTAGAATATAAATGGAGAACTAAAATAATGTCAATAACAAAAGAACAAATCCTTAATAGTGTAGACAAACCCGAATTAGTATACATCGAAGCATTAAATGATGAAATACCATTAAGACCACTCAGCAAAACCGAACTAATACAAGTCGAAAAAATAGAAAGCAAAGCATACGGTATCTTCGAAACAAGCGAAACAGCACACCGAAAAGGAATGCGACAAAACAAACAAATAAACAGCGAAATCAACACAAAAGGCAAAGTAGACCTAGCCAAACAATCAGAAGCCAGCTTCAAAGGCAAAGTCGCCGCCATACACCTATCAATCAACAACGACCATGTCGAAGCTGAAAACTGGGATAAAAATGAGATAGAACGAATGCCCGGGAAAGTGTTTGATGAAATATTCGAGAAAGTACAGGAACTCTCAGGAATAGATGTCACCGAAGCTGATGTCGACAGCTTTCCTGAAGACGAATGAAGGTAAAGAGTTAATCTGGTTAGACTATTGTGGCTACCATTTAACAGACCGTCAAGAGAAAATGACGGTCATCCAATCCGCCGTAATAGCCAAAGGGCGGATGAATCTGTTTAATGAGATGAATAAATCAAAGAAATAAAAGGAAGGAGGCTACCCCTGACATGGCTATAATGACTATTATTATAAAAGCAATTGATAAAGCAAGTGAAGTTGCCCGTAATGTGGGTAATGTCACTAGTAATCAGATGAATAAAATAGCCCAAGCAACCGATAAAGCACGCCAGTCAGGGGATAAATTCTCTGGTGCGGTTGTTAAAGTCGGTACAAGCGGACAATCCGCATATAATCAGTTGAATAATGCTCAACAGCAATATATCAACAAGGTTACCACGGCATCGGGTGTACTGGACCGGATGGGATTATCAGGTACAGGAGCCGGTAGGGCGATATTATCTGGTATGGATCTTGCACATAACGCTGTTAACCGTGTTAAACAAGGTGTGGAAACTCTAAAATCAAAGATTGAAAGCACCACTGTCGGTAGTAAACTGATAACAGGTTGGGACACGGTTAAAACCAAAGTTGGAGAGGTTATTGAAAAGGTACGAACCGGATTAGGAAATGCCCTTGAAAATGTAAAAAATAAAATAGGAAACCTCAATCAATCCATCGGTGAAGTGGGCATGGCATTTAGCAGTGCCTTCGGGGCATTAGGATTAGGCAGTATCACCCAGGCCACCATTGGACTTGCCTTGACACGGGAACAGATGACTGCCCTTATGACTGCTACGATGGGTAGTAAGGATGCTGCGGTTGATTTCATTGGTACACTGGATAAGATGACTAACAGTTCACTTGTCAGCTTAAACGACTTGGGTAATGCCATGTCCAAGATTAAAATGGCTACAGGTATGACAAATGAACAGTTAAAGCTCATTGCCCCTACTGTGAATGATATTGGTCAGAGAGCTATCCTGATGGGTAAAAGCACACAGGAAGCACAGGAACTAATGGTTGCTGCGTTCCGTGGGTTGAATGGTGAA